AATTGTGTTCCAGTTTTGTATGAGACAATCAGTGTTGCTGCATCACCTTCACCTGCTGTACCTGTTGCTACGGCAGTTGTTATAACTCTAGCAACAACAGTACCATCAGCATTTCTAATTAATTTATTTTGAAATTGTTCAACATCAATAGTAATACCTTCAAAGGCCTCTTGAATCTTAACATACTTTACATCAAAATTGGTTGTAACCTGTCCACCTGTAACGGGAGAATTTTGTTTAAAAATGTTGTCCGCAAAACTAGTGATTTGGTTTTGTAATATTGTTTGTGCTTGTGTTAATTCTCTTGCTTGTACAGCAACACCAGGTTTAAACAATATACGATGAAAGTTTTTTGTTCCATCGAAATCGTCATAGTATGGATCAACGTTAAAATTTAAAGCCATTTTTTTCCCTTAGAAACCTAATACGAATCTGAATTGTTCTATGCCATCAGTACTTCTTTGAACACCGGATCTATTCTGTACATAAATCATATAACCAGAATGAACTGCAAAATTTGGAGTACTGTATGACAATAATGTTCTTGTTGTCTTTGAATCTTGCCCAAATATTGGACTGTTATTTGCTGGAGTGCCTGTTGTATTTATCAGCTTAATCAGGTTGGAATCACCATCAAAACTTAAAACGTTTGCATAAAATGATGGATTGGCCAAAGTACCTTGATATACAAACTCATCAGCTGTATAACCAGCATCTGAACCTGGAGCCACAACGATGTTTGTTGTTGTGCTGTAGATAATACCATTGGCTGGGTTTGGATTGAATTGTTTTGTGGTTGGATTTACTATGATGCCTACTTGGTGATAGTCAATATCTGTTGGCACGAAACCATTTTCATCACCATCAAACTCAGCGGTCAACATAACATGTTCGCAACCTAATTCGGAAATAGGATCAAAACCGTGGCCACCAATTGGTGATGTTGCCCATGTAACGTTGGCGTTACTACCTATTGTGGAAGTCACTGCAATATTGGCATAGGTGTAGTTGCTACCTGGATTTACCACAATAATATCTCTAACTGAACCACCATCCACTAATGATTCCACGTTTGCGGATGCGCTCGCACCTGTGCCGTCACCTGTGATAGTAACATACACAACTGCATTGACCGTGTCGTATCCTGACCCACCATTTATGACGTTGATAACATCTATACTGCCCGCACCTGCACTGGTAACTAATGGATTAGGAGTGTTTGAACCCACCTGCACAGGCATCCATTCTTTGTCCATGAATTTTAGTTTCAGACCAGTGTCGATGGTGTACATAAATTTCCATTTGTAACCATCGTCACCTTGGAAGATTCTGTTAGCTGAGTATGTACCGGGTTCAAAGTATGGTTCTCTTGTTGATGCTCCAGCGTTGTTGTTCCACAAACACTTGAAGACCTGGTCGTATTTGTTTTTGACGTAGAATGTTTTAGTTATAAAACCGTTTGCATCTTTAACCAACATATCAACATCGTCACGGAAATAATCATACACTGTGCCTGTAGTCCAGTTCACTCGCTGAATGACTGGTGAAATATCACTTGTCTTAATTTGTTTTGCAACAAAGATATTCTTTTGAATTTGTTTCATTGACTTCAAGTCACCTGTTGGTGTAACAGGATTATTATTGTCTGCCCATGGAGTTGGCTTGGCCAAGAAACAATAGTAAGAATGAATTGGTATTGTAATTGCAGGTGGTACTACTGCAACTGGTGCATAATACAAAAGGTCTATTTGAGAAACCTTTGATGCGCTTGTGAGTATGTTTTTATTTGCCATGATTTATTTATCGTGCCTTTATTTGTCTGTCATTTTAAAATGGCTTAGTTATATTTTATAATCCAAAATTTCTTCTGTGAACATGATAATTTTGAATAATTTCATCAGAAGACAATGCTCTATTATATATTGATACTTTACTAATTCTTGCAGTGGCATATTCAGCACCAATAGGATCACCACCAACATAAAATGGCATAGCGGATGCTAAAAGACTTGGACTGTCTGCATCTCGCAAACCCACTTGTGTTCCATTAACATATAATTTTAGGTTATTTGTTCCGCTTTGTGTTCCATCATACACAGCACTTATATATTGCCAAGTATTAAGAGCAAACGCATAGAATACTTCAGCAGGATACATTTCAAATTTTTGAGTGGTTAATTTGTAGAATGTTATCGGATTGGCATTTCCCCTATACCCCATAAGTATTTGACCATCACCGTTTATTGTAGGATACGCCCATACATTCCATGTAAATGCGGTAGAAGCTGTTTGTTGTGGTGTTTGATAAGTAAAACTTGTTCTCTGAGTTGCACCACTACCAAAACTAAAATATGCACCAATTCCAGAAGTATATGCTGGTGAATTAACTATTGTTCCTGTGTTTCCATTACCACTCAAATCTGTCCAAGTTGTTCCACTACCAATATAACTGGTAGTGTCTGCTGCGTCCAAATATAGTGATAAACCACCCGTAACTAAACCTGTGGGCAGACTAGTATTACGGGGTCTGGCATTACCGACCACCATGGCCATCATACCACTCATAACGGAGAAACTCCAGTGCCGTTAATAAACCAAGTATTTGCGTCTACACACATAAGAGTTGCCATACCATATGTTGTTACATTACGACCAGCAGATGTTGTATTGCCTGCTAAGAATAATGATACTCCAGTATTTGGCGTGATAGTCACATTCGCACTTGAGGATGTTTTGGATATAATTGTTATAGTATGACCATTAGCGAATACTGTTTGACCTGAATTTGGTATAAACAAGTTTACGTCAACTGACTGTGTATAGTAAATGTGTTTACCTGCATCAGTTGTTTGTAACACATAATTGGTTGTTTGTCTATTTTGTGGTATTGTATTTGCCGCCGTATTGGCCTGAGTGAAAGCACCATTAGCAAATGATGCAGTTGTATTCTGTGATTCGTAAGATGCATTGGCTGTTACAAAAGATGCATTAGCAAAACTAGCAGCTGCATTGGCTGTTACAAAAGAACCATTAGCAAAACTAGCAGCTGCATTGGCTGTTACAAAAGAACCATTAGCAAAACTAGCAGCTGCATTGGCTGTTACAAATGCACCGTTAGCGAATGATGCAGTTGTATTTTGTGATTCGTAAGATGCATTGGCTGTTACAAATGCTGCATTGGCAAATGATGCAGTTGTATTTTGTGCAGTATAGGATGAGTTGGCTGTAACAAATGCTGCATTTGCGAATGATGCACCACTATTAGCAGTTACAAAAGCACCATTAGCAAATGATGCTGTAGTATTTTGTGCTGTATAAGATGAGTTAGCTCTAACAAAAGAACCATTAGCAAATGATGCAGTTGTATTCTGTGATTCGTAAGATGCATTGGCTGTTACAAAAGATGCATTAGCAAAACTTGCAGCTGAGTTGGCTGTTATGAAGGCACTGTTAGCAAACGATGCCGATGAGTTAGCAGTTACAAAAGATGCATTAGCAAAACTTGCGGCTGAATTGGCTGTTACAAAGGCACCGTTAGCAAATGATGCTGTAGTATTTTGTGAATCATACGATGCATTAGCAGTTACAAAAGCCGCATTTGCGAATGTTGCACCAGAATTAGCCGATACAAATGCACCATTAGCGAATGATGCTGCCGAATTGGCTGTTATAAAAGCCGCATTAGCAAATAATGAATTTGAGTTTGCCTTATCATAAGAAGCATTTGATGAAACAAAAGCCCCGTTTGCAAACGATGCAGCACTATTAGCCTGTGCATAACCAGAGTTGGCTCTTGTGAAGGCCGCATTGGCAAATGTTGCAGTAGTATTTTGAGATGTATAAGAGGCATTAGCAGTTTCAAAGGCACCGTTAGCGAACGATGCGGTAGTATTCTGTGCAACATAAGAAGCATTGGCTGTAATGAATGATGCATTGGCAAATAATGCACCAGAATTGGCTGCAAGAAATGCACCGTTGGCAAAATTGCCAGCAGAATTTGCAACGCTTGATGGTGTATTTGCCTGTAAGAAAGCCGCCTGTGTTGATGCATCAGACAATTGAGAAATTTGTTCTAATGTATATGAATTGGTGCTGTCTGCTTCCAAGTTCACACCAACAAAAATTGTATTGGCTTTGTTGGTTGTTATACTACCCTGTGTTAATTGCGAAATTTTTACTGTTGACATTGTTTACCCCAATAGGATTGTTTTTCCATCTTCTGTTATTAATGTATCACCATCTTCTGTGGCGAGTTCTGGCATATATGGTACTCCAGCTGAACCGTATAGTTCAATTTGACTTGATGATATAGTACTGTTTGCAATGAAGGTTCTTTTCACAGCCATATGAGAATTTGTTGTCGAACTCAAATTACTTGTCAAATATATTTTTTTGTTTACATAATCAACTGTGTTAACCACTTTGCTTGAATTGTTATCAACAAGAACAACGTCACCACGATAAACAATATCTCTTATTGGATACACTGGATCACTATAGTTTCCATTGTTCATCAAATCATATAGACCTGTTAGAGATGTAATATTTAGTACGTTTGAACCAGAGTTACCTGTTACCAAGGCAACGTTTGCATAGGTCAACCAAACATTACTTGCAAGTGTAACTGTGCTTGTTGCATTGCTAACCGAAACAATTTCTGAATATACATTTGGTCCATTTTTGGTCTCAATAAGAATGTGTGTATTTGGAGTAAATATTTGTTCTAAGTTTGCACCATTTGTTTGATTGATTTTAATTATGTTGTTACTTTTATTGGTAAAATCTGTTACAATTGTTACCACATTTTCCACATTCATAACAATATAATAAGACCATGGTTTACCCAAATACATTGCTTCAAAAACATGTGAATTTATATTGTTATTTGATTTTAAACCATAACGTCCCAACACATTTGTTCCTACAGGATGTAACAGACCTAAAAGAACTTCTCTGTATTTTGAAATCTCTTTATCAACTGTAATCAAATAGGTAAAGTTATTGTACCTATCGTCCTGCATAATGTCAAATGAACTTGGTTGTCCTTGTGAGGTCAAATACTGACCATCACCGATGACCAATCCATTTAAGAATGTTGCGTTTGCTTTTGCTGAGCCGTCACCATATGAAATGTAACCTTGTTTGTTATAGTTTCTGGTGTATACTGTTCTATTACCTGATGCATCAAAGTAACTATATGATTTTTCAAATTGCGGAAATGCCGAGTTGGCCATTCTCAAGTTGATGTTTCTATCTTCACCTAATATCTTCAATGTTAAATTTGGATTTGGATTTGCATTGTAGTTAAACACTTGTAGATTGTACAGTGACAATTGTGTGTTTGCATCTGGAGCCAATAATGATACTGAATTAACTCTGGCGGTATATGTTGATAGGTTGATTGTCGGACCTTGATAGATGACCTCACCTTTACGTGGTAGATTTTCAATCGCAACATTTGACACAACAATATCTTGTATCTTTAATGATACACCTGGTTGTGATGAGTAATCTTCGCCATAATTTTGTATGCCGATTGTAGTAACTGAACCAACTCGGTCAACAACTAAAGAGAAGTCAGCACCAGTGCCTAGTATTCCAGGTACTGTTAAGATTGCACCAGATGCTCGTGCGTTTGCTGATTGAACACTTACTGAAGGTAGAAATTCATTTTTGTAACCTGTTCCACCCAATGTATAAAGTGGAAATGGATTGGCTGGATCATAAAAATAAGATACTCCTGTTATAGTGCCGTTTGCACCAATGCTGGTAACATTTGCATATGCACCTTGACCAGAACCTCCAGTAAAAACTATTCTATCGTTTGCTTGATACCAACCTCCACCATTAATGATTTGAATTGGTGCAAGTATACCAAGAGGTGCAATATCAGAACGTAAGGCTGAATAAACATCAAATTCATCTTCAGTTTCTATAGTAGATATAACTTCTACTTCAGGCACAGTAGAGATGCCGCCGCCACCATTGTCAACAATCATACTGAATATTGAACTTGTCTCTAGTGAACCAAAAGAAAGTGCATCAATTAATCTTGTGTTTGCATTTGCACTTGCCATGTTTGCAAAAAAGAAATTGCTATTGCCAATTAAAATATTATTTTTAAATCCAATAACATCAGTTGTAATGTAACCGACATTTGCTCTTGCATTACCAGGTGCTGATGCGGTTGTTATAACTGCACCACTAGCCAAAGCATTAGATGATTGTACTGTTGCGGTGAGACTGACAACAGCCTGTGCATTTACAGAAGGTACATATTTAATGCCTGTAATTGAACCGTTTGCACTAACACTAGTAACGTAAGCAAATGCTGCGTTAGCATAATTCACCCTGTCATTTATTCTATAACCTGAACCGCCATTAACAATCGTGTAAGATGGTGGTAAGAAATTAGACAGAGCATATACGTTTGCTTTGGCACCTCCACCACCAATCACTGTAACAACTGTGTTTGGTTTTAAAGTATAACCGAAACCACCATTAACAACATTGATACGTTGTAAAGAACCTTTTGTTGTTTCAGAAACAATAGCAGATGCACCAACACCAGTGGTGTCATCATCCATACCATCAAATACAACAACAGGATCACCTGGTTGGTATAAAGAACCACGTTTAACGGAGTTTATTTTAATTTGACTGATTTGACCTACAATTTTTCCTGTAAGTATTTGACCGTTAAACAATACATCTTGGTTGTTTGAGTCAACTATCTTAACAAATTCTCCAGATTCAAACAGTCTTTGAATATCTGAAATAAAGATTTCTGTTTTTTCTCCAACCAATACCGCTGCTTCAATCGTGGCAATAGACTTTGATTCTAAACCAAACACTCTCAGATTTTTGGTGTTTAGAAAATTACGATTACTTGATGCAAGTTTTAAACTCTTTGAAACATACCATGTACCAGCAGAGGCCTTAAACACCGCTTCTTTTGTATTAAAAACTTCAAAGTCTGAGTTGAAAAGTATACGAAAAAGGAATTCGTATGATGCTGGTGTACCTTTTGTTTGGTATAATTGTCTTGCAACTTTAACTGCTTCTTCTTTACTTAACAGAGTATCTTTTGGAAAGAATGGTAAAAAATCATTAGTAAAGTAATCTAAAAATTCTTCTGTTGTGGTATCAATATCTTTGTATGATAACAGATTCTTGGTACGTTCGGTAACTTTACCCGTTTCTTCCATCCATTCATAGTATGCCTTAATAAACGTGTGAAAGTTTATATACTGGTCATTGTCACGAATGTGCTCAGGTAATTGGTCCTTGACCAATAAAGAGGTTAGTTGGCCGTTTTCTATCATGTTGTTTTAGCTGTTACATTGACAATGATTGATTGTGGATCAAATTCATCCACTGTAATGATTCTGTTGTAAGAAGATGATATAATAGTTGATGTAGGTGTTGTAGTCAATGTTAGTTGACCTAATTCATTGTCAACTGTAATAGGCGAAAACGCATTTAATGTAACGATACCATTATTGTAATCTACTGTACCAATATTACCATTGAAGACTGTTTTCACATTAAATGTATCATTAAAATAAGTTCTTAATGTGCCATATTTACCTTCAAGCATAACTGTTGCTGCACCAAGTGTACCTGTTGTATCATTGGCTGCATTTGTTATTGTCAATATTGCTGATGTATATCCTGTGCCTTTTGTTAAGACATTAATTCTTTTAATAACACCATTCACCACTACTGCTTCTGCTGTTGCACCGGAACCATCACCTAATATAGTAATCTTTGGTGGATATTCATAACCATAACCAGGATTCGTAACTGTAATAGATTCTACACCACCTGAGGATGAAGGTACCTCCTCGATATAAAGGCCTTGAATAGTTTGCGCCAAGTTTAATGGATTTCTATAGACCACTGTCGGTGAACTCAATATACCAGTTAAGAACATACCTTTTTTCAGTTCTGTTCCGTAATATAGTTTGTATGTTGTTGGTGTACTTAAATTTGGAAAGAATTTCTTTTGTAACTTGATAGAAATTTCATTTGTAATGATAGAAGAATCGGTTGCGTTGATTCTATTATTGAAATCGGACGCTTTGAATGTTGAATTAAAAGTATTTAAAGTTGACCTAGCGTATTGATTGATAACATTTCTAACGGCAGCCTTAATTTGTGCCGATGTAGCAGTTGTTTTCTTTGGATCATACAACACATTTGCTGTAATTTGTACGTAAGTATAATCTGGATCAACAATCGTTGGTTCAATTGTCATTAAAGAAATTGGTTTTAAAACATCTTTAATCAGTTTTGATTTTTGATTTTCTGTAATCGTATATGCACCAGTCGGTTTCATACAAACAAATACACGACCATAAACAGGAGGATCATTTTGTTGGCCACCCCAAACGTTTACTGCATCAAAAGAATAACCCAATTTATTTTGTTGAATTGCTGTTATGTAATCATCTTTGGTTACTGCACGACCTTGTGCTGCATAAGATTTTGGTGCTTGGAAACGAATAGAATCTATAGTTTCTCTTGATGAACCTTGTGTCGCAGCTGCCAGAGGTGTGACAGCCATGTTACTAAACCCGGCAACAGTATTCATTATGACAAAATTATTTGCACCGGCGGAATTTAATCCTTGAGTTGTAACATATGAAACACGAACAATATTACCGTTATTTAAACTTTTACCTAGAATATTATTGCCAAAATAAATTTCATAGTAACCATTTAATCCTTCTTGTAAGAAATATACTTCAGAATCGTTGCCTAAAGATAGATAATCTGTTGATGGATTGTATGTTGTTATTGAATTGTTTGATGTAGACTGTTGTACTGCCACCAAAAGTGTCGTTGTGTCTATATTCGTATCTGGTAATTTAAACAGACCTTTTGGATTTGTTCCGGTGTCTACTAGGAACGAATACGTTTGTGGTCTGCCTTGTTTTATTGTTAGATTATTAAATACTGCAACACTATTAACAACATCTACAGTATGTGCATCAGTATTCACAAAATTATAATTGATACCATCAATTGCTTCTGAAAGGAAGTTTGTATATTTTGGTAGAGTTAGTGTTGAATCTGTTACACCATTTATTGTCAATTTGATTGTGGCTGAAGGTGCAATTGCTGATTTTGGTGTGTAATTTAATAGTTTTGCTTGAGAAACTACTGAATTTCTTTGTAATGCAGTATCCAAAAACATTTCATTTGCAACCATGTTCAAGTAATATGCATTATATTGCGTGTTGTATGCTAATACATCCAACAGTGTGGAAATTGCAGAACCTTCGTAATTATAATCATTAAGGACGCCATTGTCCTTCATATAGTTTTTTAAACTGTCTTTGATTGAACCGAAATCTAGTTCGGTTATGTTGAAATTTGAATTAGCACCTGCCATTTTATCTGTTTCTCTCTAAAAAAACTGTTACAGTAGTTGGTTGTGTTGCATTTGCTATGTAAAATGTTAGTGTAACATCATAAGCATTTCTGTCGATGTAAGGTGTTACCAAAACACTTTTCATGTTTACTCTAGGTTCATAGTTTGATATTGCAACTGAAATCTCTTTTTCTAAAGCTGATGCGGTAACACTAGAGATATTTTCAAATAAAAGAGTATCTATATTGGAACCAAACTCTGGATTCCATAACTTTTCAAACTTTTTTGTTAATAATATGTTTCTCACAGAACGGATAATGGCCTGATTGTCATAACTTAAAGCAATATCATTCAACACAGGTCTCTTGGAGAGTGTGAAGTCTATATCGGAGTAGAGTTTTTGTATGGTTGCCATCTTTTATTTATGTCTAGGAGTAAAACGCTTTTTTGGATTCTTGAAGCTGTGCGGAAAAATTCTTGAGCCGGAACGCAAAAATTCGAAATTTCGGCAATTATGCAATTCTTGTTTTGGCTTTATCTGTGCCGATGAAGTTTTGAATTAAATATTTCTCCGTTTCACCCAAATTGTTTAATTTTTTCGTTTTATTATAACCATCAACAAAATACTTTACATTATTGTAATAATCAACATCACCAATTTGTCTATTTCTCATATAATTTTTCAGATTTTTGATATGTGTATCTATTGTTGAAATTTGTGTTCCAGTTAAATTTGAAGTGTGTACATTTTGTTGTAAAACTATGTCAAATGAGAGAGATATACTATTAGCAACATTTGATGTGTAAATGGTTAATGTATCATTATTTGCAATGAGTTGTGGTTCAATCATCAAACTACAGAAACTACCCAAAATTGGTGCATTATTTGTCACACCATCAGTTTGGTGAGTAATATACATTGCTGTTCTTCCAAGAGTCATAGCTTGTTCCATGTATGGATTGATTGTATCTGTACCAGTCCATGCAGTTATTCCAGACAATCTATTTGTATGAAATAAAAAACTTTGTGTGTTACTTATTAACTCAGCTGCAGACGATTTCACATTCGCCATATTAACCACACCATTGCCTGTGTTTGCTGCCATATAGATAGCGTTTGCATTTGCCCAAATTGCCATTACTACACTTTGCATTGGATTTTGATAATATCCATCAAAATCTTGGTTTGCAATATCTTCTGCTTGCCAAGGTGTGATGAACGGCGGCATACTTCCCAAATGTTCTAATGTGTCTTGTGACAACTCTTTTATGTAACCGTTAGGGTCATCAAAATTATAATTGAAAGAATGAAAAAGACCTGAAGGAAATTCACTGGTTGGCATATTATACTCCTACGAAAAATGCAAGTGGCGAAGTTGTTGGGAATCCGTTATTGCCATTCCCATGAATGTGTGAATCAAATATTGCAGTATTGATTTTATCTGCCATTAAAACTGCATCCATAACACCTATCTTGGCCAACGAAAAATTGGCCAAAGGCGCATTTACTGAAACTACAGCATTTACGTGTGTCAATGCATTAATTTGACCTGGAACAGCAACTGGTGAAGCTGGTGTAGGGAATCCAGCAGACACGCCACCAGATGTTGTGAATCCTGCAAAACCAGCATAAACACCAACTCCAGCAGTAACCCTCGATTCGGCATTAATCATGTCAGCATGAACCGAACCAGCAACGTTTAAATCTGAAGCAATTGATATATGGTCAGCAGCACCAAGGTACATGGTGCCACCAAAATTTTCATCGGCCGTAATTCTTACATCAGAATCACCCAAAATGTCTATTTCACCAACAGACCTAACATTTGTTTCACCTCTAACTTGTAGATTATAATTACCACCAACTTGAACGTTCATATCTTTTAATACGTTGATATTGCAATTTCCTTCAATTTCAATATTACAATCACCGCCAATCAATACGTTTTTATTTGAAACAATAATTGTAAATCCATTACCATAAACTTTGTGTACTTCGTCACCATTCGGATGCATTTCAATAAATGTTCCACTTCTATGTGATAAACAAACTCTTTCTCTGGTAGGAGTATCATCCATTTCAAATTTATGTCCAGCTTCAGTTTGCTGTACGTTATTATATGGATATATTGGTTGATAATAAGTGTTAGCAGCAGATTCTGGTTCTGTCCACACATTTTCTATTGGAGGTGAATTAATGTCAGTCATAATTTAAGGTGTAGATTTCTTTTGTGGTGGCGGTGCAGCTAGAGCAGCCACACTATCTGTTGTTGGTAATGTTGCATTGTATGTTGAAATTGTTCTATTGGCCGCAGAAACTTCCGCAGCTGAAGTTGGCACTAATAATCCTACTGTTGCGGCACCAGCAATAACAACTACTCCCGCTGCAGCAGTGCCAGCTAATTGAACTGTCGTAATGGTTTCATTTACAACGGATTTTGCTGAACTAATTAACTCACCTAGACCACTATCAGTTCCGGCTGTCAATTCTTGCCAAAAATCTGATAAAACACCACCAATAAGTTTTAGGAATTTAGCTAAACATTGTGCTAACAACGCTAAAAATCTAGCTGGTAGGGAACGTATCCAGTCAATAATTGCTCTAATTTTTGTGATATATGCCAATACGTATTTTTCAAAATTTATAACGTCTTTTAAAAATTTCTGCACAGTTTTCAACCAACGTGCGACTTCTTTTAATTTGGCGGTAATATATGCAAATGCTCCTGAAGTATCACCTAATCCAATTGCTTTTAAAATATTTCTAATTTGTTCCCTAATTGCTTGTGCTGTAGATTTAATAAACTTTTTCAAATAGATGTTTTTTCTCATCTCATCAATAAAACCGCAAACGTGAGTTAATTTTTTATTGTTGTTACCTCTACTGGTGCCTGTAACAACACTTCTTGCACACATTGGTATTGTTGGTGTTCCAGGCACACGACCATCATTCTCCGCACCTTCTGGTGGTTTTAGATTTTCATTACCAATAATTGGTAAATCTGTTGCGACTGGACCACTTGGTTCTACTGTATCTGCCATTTTAAATATACTCTTGTGTTGTTTGGTCTGGTTCTTTTTCTAGTCCAGGTAAAACACCCATCATCACCGGTGCCTGACCCGATTCACCATCCATAAAAAACCCTACAATCCATTCACCCAACATAGGTGCTGAAAAAGATTTTGAATTATTGATTGGATACATCGGCAAAGCCCAAGGTAAATCTTCCGTTGGTAAATCTATTTTGTTATCTGTGTGCCAACCAAAAATTCTAACTTTGCATCGGCCTAGACCCAATGGATCACCTCTGAATTCATTGATACCGACCCACCATATGAATCCATCTTTACCTATAAAATTATTATTCATTTACTGCTCTCAAATATGATTGGTCTGGATATTTCAATTTAGTATTTTCTTTTGCTAATTCCAAAATAGTTTGATATACACCTTGTGTTTGTATGATGTGTCTAACAGCGGTGACTAAGTATATGCCAGAAAAATATTCATCTTTTTGCCTTGTAGCCGCAGTTGGTGTGCCTTCCATGCCTAAAGAATATAACAAAATATTAACTGTTCTTCCTGCTGTTATACCGCTGTCTCCTGGTATAATTGCCTTCATTAATGTGTAGTTCGACAAAGCAATTTGTGCAGTTCTATTAGGCACATATGTTTCTATGTATATGTCTTTGGCCACACCATCCGGTTTTTGACTTATATATTCTTGGTCGATTTGATTTGCATTACTAAATGCCAGTTTCAAAGAACTTTCATACATCTGTGTTTGATGTTTACCGAATCTATTGATTGCTGAACCGGATGATGTATATCCCAATTCATCTTTACTAAAATTTGTAACGGTCTTTGTTCTTTTAATTGGATCAATTGAAATCAATCTGTTGGCATACATACCAGAATTTGTTGCTTCTAAGGTGTCATATGTTTTTATGAATTCATAATCCAAAATATTAAACATATTCTCAGCTTTGTTTTTAAAATTCAAATCTGATGGTTGATATTTGTATGTTGCATAAGGAGTATCCGCAAACATTGATTGTATTGATTGAAAGTAAAATCCATCGTTTGTTTCATAGAATAACATATCTGCGCCGCCATTAATATCTGGCCTTGCGTATGTTGATAACCAACTTATTGCTTCAAATGGTTTTAATCTAGGTATAACAAAATCATAGACACCATATGTTTGTTGTATGTATTTAATCTTTTTAGGATTAACTTTTAATCCATTGAATTCATCCAGAAGTAAACTACTTACAATGTCGGATATTACTGTTCCTTTGAAGGATTTCGAAACCTTCAGTTGTTCGGACAAAAACAATTCTTCTGATGAAAAATACATCGTAAAAAATTCAGAGTTTTTATTGCCAGCTGGTTTTCTGTTACCAACCTTATATAATCTATATTTTCTGGAATTTTTATATTCTGATGATTGTTTTTTTGATTTTCCGTAGATAATCTCAATAAATTCTGAACCATCAAGTCTTAATTTTTCAATAATACCAACAGCGTCACGTAATATTACGTTACCAGAACACGCAAAAGAATATATGTCTTCAAAAAAGGACAACTCAACAACTAAGTGTTTTAATTTAAATGTATCACCATAATCGGTAATAATATCCACTGCTTCCAAGTTGAAGTCTTGTGCATATCTTGGTCCGCCTGCTGGTGCGTTAGTATCTTCAGCCATATTACTTCATCAATTCCAAAAATTGTGCTTCTAATTTATCAGCATAAATGTTATTCAATATTTTTATATTTCTTTTTGACTCGTTTAAAGAAATTTCATATTCATAATTTGTAACTGTTCTTTTTGTAACATTTACCTGAACGTTTTCTGCCGGTCCTACGTGAAGAAACGTATATGTTGCTGTCGTATTAGATTGCAAGCTGTTGTAAGCTTCTTGTGAAATTGTTTCAGTTTCAACGGTTGTTGTGTTTGTGTTTATATTTGTTTGTGTGGTAATTTTTTCATAATGGTGAATAGAATTTAAATTACCAGTATTATATTTGTTTAAAATATATTTTTCAAATTTATTTGAACTTAATGGCCAATCCCACAATGGATCATTTAATTGATTACAATATAAAACAATCCAAAAACGATTGATATCTCCGTAATATTTGTAAGCGATAATTTCAGGAGTATCACCGTCTTGTATATCATAGGTATAATATACCAGTGCATTATTTAACACACTCGGTATAACACTTGCTCTTGCCATTAAATTTGTATAGGCCGTGGCAACATTGTTTTGGTCCACGTATCTTATTTTAGGTAATGAATTAAAATATTGCATTAGTATCCTGCCTCAATTGATGCTCTGTCAACCAAGATAATTTCTTTAAATGTGATGGTTACAGTACTTTGTACCGGTGCACCATCTGTGTGTGTTGACCATCCATTTGGTGCATAATTTACATCAATTGATTCAACAACACATTTTTGTAATCTTGGTAGATTTGGATTTGTTTTGCCTTGAAAACGGAAATCAATGTTAAAATAAGCAGGCGGCACCCAAAACATACCTGCAAAAGCAGTTGATGCAGCTGGTGCAGCCCACTTTCTAAACATTTTAATGATTTGTTTAACATCTTCAGCTTCTCTTGCTGAGTATGGTGTAAATGTGAATGACATATCAAATGTTCTGAAATCAATACCTTGAAACAACATTTGTTTCTGTGGATTGAAAACATAACCAGCTTTGTTCAATATAACTTTTGTGGCTTCATTATTTACTGCATCGGTGAATTTACTTACAACTTTACCTAAAAGTGGTACTGCACCTGCAGCTGACGCTAATGTTGTACTGTCATCATAAGATGCAGCAGAACTCAAAGAAAAGTTTTCTGGCATATAAAGAGATATGTAACCAACAGGTGTTCCTTTTCTTTCACTAAAGAAATTTGCGACACCAGCAACACCGCCAGCTGCACTATTAAGACCGTCTACTACAGTATTTAAACCTGATGTTACAGCGGACCTAGCGGCACTAGGATCATCAAGAACTGTCCTTACACTATCTGATGCATTTGTTACAAAAGCAGCTGCATCTGTCGAAACAGAATTAAAAGAAAATCCAGATATTGCATCTAGTCCATCACCAGCAGTGTCTGCAAAAGTATCAACAAATTCTCTATTTTGAACATATAAACCATCCAAACCAATTTCTTTAACTTCTTCGATTGTAAAGAATACTGAATGTGATTTGGTGGAACTACCCAAGTCTCTTGGATATTGTACAAAGTCCAGTCCGCCACTATCATACAATGATCCAAGTGGACCGCCTAGTAATCCACCTGGTATATTAATGCCGCCAATTGATGTTGGTATTGAAATAAGTGCCATCGTTTTGTTTTCTGAAAGAGTGATATATAGTATTTATGGCATATTCAGGAACGTTTCGACCCTCAAATCCCCAAAAATACATGGGAGACCACAAAAACATTATATATCGCTCATCATGGGAATGTCGAGTGATGAATTGGCTCGACAAAAATCCAAGTATTGTGTCTTGGGCCTCAGAAGAATTGATAATTCCATACAAATCACCAGTTGATAATCGTATGCACCGATACTTTCCAGACTTTGTTGTTAAAGTTAAGGACAAAAATGGGCAAACAAGAACGATGATGCTTGAAGTAAAACCAAAAAAACAAACAATGGAACCTGAAAAGAAGAAACGTGTTACGAAACAATACATACAAGAGGTTGTCACATGGGGCGTCAATCAAGCCAAATGGAAGGCTGCAACAGAATATTGTTTGGATAGAGGTTGGGAGTTCAAGTTAATAACGGAAGACCATCTTGGACTGTAACTAAATATCCAATGACGACAAAATCCATACTCACCACATTATCAGAAGAAAAGATAGCGGCTCAATATCCAACGATGAGCCGTGAATCTTTGCGTTGGTTGTTGCAAAAAGTTGCAGCGCTTAGAAATCCAACACGTTTATCTGTTCCAATTACAAAAGAACAGAATAGATGGACAAGACCAGGAGACAGACAGAAATTTTTAATGGGTGGCATGTATTACTTTGTGTATGATCCAAAAGGTAAGGCAAATTTACCATATTATGACAGATTTCCACTGGTATTACCACTTAAAAGACAATCAGATGGGTTTATTGGGTTAAATCTACATTATTTGCCGTTAAAGTATAGGGTTCTTTTCCTGCGTAAGTTATTGAATTTCGCAATCTATGATGAGAATGATGAAATAAAGCGAATCCGTATCACCTATCAAATCCTGGAGGCTTCTTCTAGGTTAAAAGAATTCAGGCCTTGCATCAAACACTACCTATACAGTCATATAAAATCCAGAATTCTGGCTGTAGAACCTAACGAATGGGATATTGCAACATATTTACCAATTCATCAGTTCAAAAAGGCAAAACCACAAGAAGTCTGGAAAGATTCGGTCCAAGAAATAAGGAATTCTTAAATGGCACGTACACTCAACGATTTTAAATCAAGTTTTTCTGGTGATTTGGCTAGAACCAGTAGGTTCGATGTTGAAATACCTCTACCATTAACTTTGGTACCATATATAAAGTCTGCACGTAGACTAAATTACAGATGTGAAGTGGCCACATTGCCAGGAAGAACATTTGCAACAACGGATCAAAAGACTTATGGTCCAATAGAAAAACATCCATATCTTACAACATACAATGATATTGATTTGACATTCATTGTTGATGATGATATGCAACAGAGATTGCTTTTTGATGGTTGGTTGAATTACATAAATCCAACATACAATTACAATATGCGTTACAAAGAAAATTACGCAACAACTTTGACAATCAATCAATACAACGTTTCAAACGAAAAAACATATGCTGTCAGCTTGATGGATGCATATCCAATTTCTATGAATCAGTTGGATTTGGATTGGAACGGAGATGGGTATCATAAACTGACAGTGACATTTGCATACACATATTGGAAAAATTTGTCTCTACAAGCTTTGGGTATGGACCTTTTGGATGCAGGTTTGGATTCCATTGCAAGCGAATTGGGTGGATTAGGTGGTTCTATAGGAAATGCTGTCTCAAGTGGATTTAATGACATGGCAAATTCTATATCATCACCAATAAATTTTAATGAATAAATTAAGGAGTTATTATGGCTTTACCAAAACTTGAAGTGCCAACTTATGAACTGGAATTACCACTTTCTAAAAAGAAAATTAAATATAGACCGTATCTAGTCAAAGAACAAAAGGCCTTGATGATGGCCCTGGAATCTTCTGATGCAAAAACAATTCAACATAATGTCAGAGAAATTTTGACTGTATGTACCTTGTCTAAAGATGTGGACATTGATGAATTGCCAATTGTAGATATTGAATATTATTTCCTACAGTTGAGAGCAAAATCAGTCAGTGAAATCTCCGAATCAAAGTACCGTTGCAACAATGAGGTTGATGATAAAGTCTGTGGCAACATTATGGAAGCCAAGATTGATTTGACTGAGATACAACCAGTACAAGAAGAATATGTGGATCCAGAAATTAAATTGACCGACACAATCACTATCAAGATGAAATATCCACCATTTAAGTTGGTTAAAGATTCTATTGATATGGATAACATCACAGAAGTTACCTTCAATATGTTGGCACAGTCGATTGAATATGTTTATGATGGTGAACAATTCCACTATGCAAAAGAAGTTCCTGTGCAAGAATTGGTTGAGTTTATCGAACAATTGAACCAAGAACAGTTTGAAAAACTGGAAAAGTTCTTTAATAGTATTCCTAAACTATCTAAGAAAATTGATATGACTTGTTCCAAATGTGGTTTCGAACACCACTTGGATGTGGAAGGGCTCGAAAGTTTTTTCGGCTAATACTTTGTTATGATGATTTAAAAAATTACTACAAGACTAACTTTTCTTTGATGCAACACCATAAGTATAGTCTTACCGAACTTGAAAATATGATACCTTGGGAACGAGATATCTATGTCGCCATGTTGATTCAATATTTGGAAGAAGAAAACCAAAAACTAAAAGAACGACAAAGAAATAAATGAAGTTATTCGGAAATAAAAAAGAAGGTACAGGCGATAAATCGTCAAGTCCTGTTGCGTCTGAAAAAACAAAAAGTTCTGCTAGTTTTCTGAAAAGAACTGTAAGTAAAATTGGCAGTCTTTTTTCTAAAACAAATACCGAAAATACTGTTGAACCTATGTCTAACGCCGAATATCTCGGTGAAATTTATAAATTGATGGTGCAAAACAGTGTCGATATAAAATTAGAACGTGAACAACAGGTTAACTTTAGAGAAGAAGAAGATTTTGAGGAACAAAAAAGACACTCCGAAATAATTAAGGCTTTGACTATACGTAGAAGACCGAAACCTAAAGCAGTTATACGCCGTGAGAAGAAGGCAGAAGAAAAGGCCAAAGAACCGCCTAAGAAAACTGGTGAACCACCTAAGAAACCAGCTGAAACACCTAAGAAACCATCAGAGCCATCTAAACCAGCTGAAACACCTAAGAAACCAGCAGAGCCAGCTAAACCAGCTGAAAAACCAGTTGAAAAAGCCAAAAGAGAAGTTGATGACGGAGTTAAAAAAGCTGCTGAAGAAAAGGCTAAAAAAGATGCTCAAGAGGCAGCCAAAAAAGCTGCTGAAACCAAAGCCAAAAAAGAAGCTGAGGAAAAGGCTAAGAAAGCTGCTGAAGAAAAGGCTAAGAAAGCTGCTGAGGAAAAGGCTAAAAAAGAAACAGCAGAAAAATTAAAGAAAGAGGAACAAGAAAAATTAAAACGTGAGGCTGCGGAGAAAGCTAAATCTGAAAAATTAAAGAAAGATGCAGAACCGGTTAAACCTTCTACTGCAACTCAGAAACCTCCTGCAGCTGCAAAACCTTCAGCAACCGAAACTGCTGTAAAGGTTGCTACTGGTACCGCAAGTGTTGCTGGTATGTCTGCGGCCGCAGCGGCTTCTATCAAGCTTGAAACAGGTTCTGATGCTTCACAAGCTATTAAAAAAGTAGGTCAAATAGTAGATAATGACCCTAAAGCTGGAATTAAATCTTATGGAGTTTTTGGTTTAAATTCAGGAGGAAAAAATGTTAATGAATCTTCTATAGGTAGTTTCGTTAAAGAAAATCGTCAATTCGGGTTTAAATCAACTATAGCATCTAAACAATTTGATGATGAATGGACAAATATTGCCAACACAAGACCCAAGGAGCTTTTGGATGCTCAATTGGCTTGGTATGACCGACATGTTGCTAAACCTGCTCTGAAAGACCTATCTGGATTTCCAATAGCAATAGTTTCTGATCCTAGAGTTATACTCTATATGACAGATAGAAGAAATCAATATGGAGGCCAAGGCTTAAAATCTGCCCTTCAAAAAGTGAAATCGGTTTCAACAGCCGAAGAATTTATAGATAAGATGACAGAAATTGATTTGAATAATATAGAAAAAGATTTTAAAACTTATTTACAAACTAATCCTAAAAATAAACCAGGTTTGGTTGGTAGAATTGAAAAAAGAAAACAGATGGCATTAAGTCTTTCTAAAACTCAAGAAGTTATTAAAACTGAAGAAAAACCTAAACAGGTTAATTCAAACGCAAATTCAGGCACATATGTGGATCAGTCCTCTAGACAAAATATAGATATGAAGAAACAGGATAATCCTGCACCGATAAACATACAACAGAACACAACGAATGTAAACAATACAACAGAATCATCAAATGCACCAATCGTTGATGATAGACCAGCACACCAAAGAAAGTAAAAAATGGCAGATAATAAACTAAATTATCAACAGGCTAGAAGTGTCAGAAAAGCAAAATTTTCTGATATATTGCTTGACCAACTAGCACAAAGTGATAGAAGTGTACTTGGTGCCGTTGGCAAAACCATTTCAATGAAAGGTCAGGCTAGAATTAAAGGCATCAAAGAGAAATTTGATCCTTTGAATATCATAAGATTTATGACTATGGGGTCCAGGTTTGGTCCCGCTTTGTTTGGTAAAATGACTGGTCGTAATCAAAAAGATATTGACTATTTTACTGGTCGTACTAAAAGTGTTGTTGGCACCAGAAACACCGCAGATAGATTAAAGAAAGTTGGTGGTGACGGTGATTCAGAAGGCATCAATCAACAATTAGCAAAAATATTTTCTTTCCTACAAAATAATCGTGAAGAAGATATTAAGTTAAAACAATTAGCAAAAAATTCTGAGGAAGAAATTGCCTTGGAAAAAGGTAAACGCCATAAAGAATTGATTGATACACTACAGAAGTTAATGAAACATATTAATTCTGGTGGTAAGATGACTGCTGAACCAATGGAAAAAACTTCAATGTTTGGCAACATATGGGATAATATCAAGGGTTTGGCTGAGATGATGGGTGAAATGCGAAAATTCATGTTTGATATGGCAAAAAGAATAGGCATGCCAATTACTAAAGGCCTTTTGTCGGCTGGTAAATTTGGTTTACGTATGTTACCAATTGTTGCTGCGGCCGCCGTGGTTGGAACAGCTATTCTTGGCGCTGATTATCTTGCTCGTGAGTATCTTGGTGTTGGAAAAAATGCAGACGGAACTGATATTGTAATTGATGAGAAACAAGATGAAGAAAACTGGAATAAAATGGATGCAGCTGAAAAGTTTGAATCCAGTATTGCAAGAGCTATAGAACAAGCCGGCGATATACTTTCACCAAATGCAGCACTTGAAGCGAGAGCTGCGAGAATAAAAAACGAAACTGAGTATCTAAAAAAGAAAGAACAAGGAACTGCAACAAGAGTGGAACCAGAAGCACCAGAAGATATGATGTTTGATCCTGAAGGTAATTTGATACCTTTGCCACCAAATAAGTATCAATCTTCACCTGTTACAATGCCAGTAAAACCTGCTGTCGTACCACAAGCACCAGCAAATATGGAATTTGATGCTGAAGGTAGATTAATACCCTCGCCTGTACAAACTAAACCAGTACCTGTACCTGCGATACCAAAGTCTGCACCCGTTTCATCACTATCAAATACCAATTCTGATTTGAATTTACCTAAACCTGCCGCATCAAATGATATGAAACCTATCATTAACAAGACAGTAAACAATCTCTCACAGAAGCAGGAAAGAACTGGATTAAGACCTAGTCAAATATCTGTGCGTAATGATGAACCAACGTTCATGCAATTGATTATTCAATCAACAAGAGTTGTTTAACCAATAAAAAACCCCGCCGAAGCGGGGCCTAAACGGTCAGAGAATCGTTTAATCTTCAGCCAACTTGGCAAAGTATTCCATATCGTCATCATCAGTAGCTGCGATATCAACTTCAACTGGCTTCTTTGGTGCAGCCTTAGCTTGTTCAACTGTGGTACGTGCTCGTGGAGCATCACCCTCATCATTCAAACCAAGTACTTTATCCAAACGTGTTTTCAACATATCATAAGACTTGAATTCTTTGTCAGCCGTCAACTCAGTCAATGAGAATTGTGACTTCCAAATTTTCTCCAACTTCTCATCGTCATCCAACAATGCAGATGGTGATGTGAATTCGGACTTATCATAGTTTTGATAACCCGCAACTTTAGTGATACGTAACTTAAAGTTAGCACCCTTCCACAAATCAAATGGATTGATTGGTGTTTCATCTTCAAATGCAGGATTCATTGCACCTGTAACCTTCTCAAAAATCTTGGCACCAAACTTGAACAATTTAACTTGTCCTTCGTTCTCTGGATGCTTAGGATCAGAGATGATATAAACGTTAGCAATGTAACTTAGTTTGCGTTTTTGTTTACGAACAATGTCTTTGTTCGCTTCAATGCCTGAGTTCCACAATTTGTTGTTGTGTTCACATACAGGACATTGTTGGTTCTTGGTTGTTAAACACTTGTCGATTAACCAACCACCAGGACCTTGAAATCCATGTTCGAAAATCTTAGCCCAAGGAAGACCATCTTCACCATCAACTGCTGCTGCGGGTAGAAAACGAATCGTAGCCATGCCGTTGCCAGCTTTGTCTACTTCTGGTCGCCAAAAGTTTTCTTTATCGGATTTACCTTCAGTGGAGGCGTTGAGCTCTGCCACTTTTGCTTTCAATGTGTCCAGATTGCCTGAACTTTTTTTAAGATTTGAAAAATCTACCATGATTTACCTTTCTAGTATAAACGGAATATTAACGGAGTATAAACGGATTGTCCACATAGTTCATTATATCATATTATTTAGGCATCGTCAAGTATAAACTTCAACTGTACCAAGGTATCGGCAACATTTTTATGTAAGATTGCCACACCACCTGCAGCACGCCAATCATTAATAACACTCTCTGTATCATCAATGATTAACGTATCTGTTCTTGCGTATCTTTTCTTTAGTTCTTTACCTGGAACCAAGTTACGTTGGAAGTCAATACCCTGCGTTTCCAACCATTTAATCTTTTGTTCAGAGATTGCTTTGTGTCTTTTCTCACTTGCTGTGGAGGACAGAATTTGAGTAGGTGGTAATGCATTACGTAATGCACGAACTAAATCCATTGCATCTGGCATCAGTTCAAGTGTTTCAAAGTGACCATCAGCAATAAACTTATCAAAAAATTTATTGAATTCTTTATATTCTCTGGTTGAACTAGGCTGAACTTTAAACAGTTCAACGTATCTCTTTTCAAAGTCGGCAATAACGCCATCCATATCCAAGTAGATGCAATTAATTTTAGGCATGTTCTCTCAAACTTTCTTTTAAAATTGTCTTAAACTTATCTTTATCATAAACAAGAAACGGTGTGTACTTTTCAATTTTTCTTCTCAATGTAGGCCAAATAACATCATCTGTTATTTTTTTGTTCCACATTGGTAAGAAATTCATAATGTCATTAAGTATACACACCGTCTCAATGTTAATGTTGCCATAAGTCATCTCTCTCAACAGCAATGGATATTGTCCATCTACAACTACCAACATTTCATTAGGTGATTGTGTTGCTGTGAATAGACTTATTATATCTTGTTCGAATCGGTATGTCAAGCTCTGGTTTCTTTTTTGCCATTTCTTGTAGTTTTCTTCACCTTCAATACCACATATATCTCCCACCCAATTCACATTGGTTTCTAGGAAATTAGCAATATAAAAAGTACGTAATTCATCTATGTTGTACTTCCGTGATAACTTGTAAAAAGAATACTTGGCTTTATTGTTTGCAAAGTTGTCCTTTGATACGTTGGTCTTTCCGTTGTAACGAAAAAAATCGTAAGAATCAGAAGTAAAATGAAGTTTAATGCTTTGATATAGGGCATATGCTTCAAATCCTGTCGTTTCGGTCATAGGGGCAATTTAGAACTTTTCTTCAATAGGTTTAGGTCTTGTGCTTCTTCTCTAATCTTTGCTTTCAATGCACTAGAGACTAAAGAAGAAGCCACATCGACTTCCATACCTGTTTGTTCACAATGATGTATGATTGCATCCATATGGGTACCACCCAATTCACTGACGCTTTTACTAATCATTTCACTAAATTCATTAATTTCGGTTTTTGTTGGCACTTTGAGCTTTCGTATAGAACAGATGATTTCCAATTTTTGCAACGTACCTTAATTTCCATTCTGGATTAACGTAGGTGGCATGATAGAACATTGAATTGGTTTCATATATTTTATCATGTAATTTTGTTTGTGTCAAGGCTTTCCTTGCGACAATTAGGCATTCTTCCCATGCATATTTGCTCCTAACCGGTCCAACATTCTCACCAACCCAACTGAATTGGTATGTGCGGCCCGTTTTTTGATATACCACTTCACAAACTGTTTTGGGATAAAGTGGACTATTCACACGATTCATTGTAACTTGTGCTACTGCTAATTTACCTTCAAAAGATTCGTTTGCGGCTTCATAGTAGATGTTTTTGGCCATGCAAAGTAATTGCTTATTTAAATCCTGTGAAACCACTCTTTCCATTGCAAATGTTTGTTCTTGGGATGTTAAAGGTAAAATCAATAATGATAAAGAAAATAATAAAGTTGATAAAAACTTCATTGCTACTCCTCGTTTGTTTAAAGGGGGAAAAACCCCCTTAACCCTCAGGATGTTTTTCTGGTAACCTTGATTTCAGGTGTTACCGGTGTATTAGATACAAAACTATTTAAAGATGTAGCTTTGCTAATAATGTCTGTTTCTGAGGGGATGGTCGGCAATTCTGGATGTTCAGGTGGTATTTCACCTTTAGACCTTGCCGTGTCGCATTTGATGTGCCAGTCTTGTTGTAGACGGTCTCGTTCTGCGTTGTATGAATCATATAACATGTCTCTTGCCATTTTTAATAGTTCAAGACGGATTTCAAAGGGTGTCATGTTTGACATAGTTTTCTCCTTGTGTTGTGTAAGTGTGTTGGTGGATTATTTAAATGGGTCCCACCGAACCCATATACTTATTTATACATATTAAAAACTACGTGTGTACTGTAGACGCCATGCATCTTTTTCTTCGTCACCATATGAACGGCTCCAACGAACTGCAACTTTGTCTTGTTTGGTCAAATCGTAACCGACTGCTGTGTGAACACGGGTCGTTTGATATGCGTTTGTAGTATCAAATGCATTACGATAACGAGCACCAACATCACCAGACAAACCAGCAACCAATGGGAACTTAACACCAGCATCAACTGCATAATGACTAAAATGTGTTGAATTTGTTACTCTTTCACCCAAACGTCCACCAACGTAGAAAGCACCGATAGATTGTCTCACACGAACTTCTAGTCCTTGTGAAATTGAACCACTGCCAAGCGCAGTTTGGCTGTTTTCCATTTTAAGGCTATAGTCGGTAGAACCAACTTTATTACCAATAACAATTGCTTCTTTAATATTAGAGACATTTGTTGCACGATTTGTTTCATCAGAATACTCCAATGAACCATAACCTTGTGCCATCGCTGCGGCACTCATGACCAAAGAGGCCAAAACTAAACTGATTTTCTTCAAAATTAACTCCTAGTTGTTAAACAAAATCGACTTAGATATATCTATGATATAAATTAGTCTCCTCTTATCGGTCTTATTATATGCACTATGCAATTCAGCATTATCAAATGCAAATAAGTCGGACCAATCCTGCTTTATACCATTAACTTCCAGTGCAACATCACCTTCTGGTATGATTAATGGTATATGAATTCTTACTGTGTTGCGTGAACGATTCTCAATGTCTACATGACTTTTAATAACACCACCTGATTCTAGTACACTGTAACCACTACAACCAATGTGAGCAATATACTGTTGTGTTAGCGTTGATGCGGTTGGAAATATGTTGCGTATTCTTGGTTGTAAAAAGAAATTATGTTCAACCTTTTGTTCAGGTAATGCATAACGTAGTCCTTCAACCTTCCAATCATTCTTTTCTTTTTCATCCAAAACAGCATGTGGGTTTGATGCAGCATATGATACACCGCCTTTAAATGTGGTGTGAAAGTCTTTATGATATTCTAAAAATTCATCACGTAATTTTGGTGCCAATTCCATCAATTCATCAGCGATTTTAATTTCATTCCTACACCAAATTGACTGCATCATACCTCCATTAAGTGGTTGGTTATTCTGTTACGAGGAAACCAACCGAAACCCTAGTCAGCGTTTAGGCTGCCAATGCGAACTGTGAGTCGTTTGCGTTTACTTTGATTTAGTTTTAACATCTTCTCTGATGAGCTGTCCACTTCTGTACTATTTGCCCTGTCGAAACTATGCAGGCCCATCAAAAACATACTATGGTCTATCCGCACTTATAGGTTTCCCTAGAGTAATCCGGTGTACCAGCCCTGATCCTAACCTTTCGGTTTTGTAAAGATTTTAGTATGCTTATGGTGGACCTGGGGGGATTCGCACCCCCGTCCAGAACACATTTCTAGTTGCTTCATACAACCGTAATATTATTTATTATAACACAATCACTAGGTCTTGTCAACTGTTTTTATGGTAATAATCAATTGCTTTAACTAGACCTTCAATATGGTCTTGTGTTTTTTCTTTGAATATCATTGGTTGTTCGTTGTCTACAGCCATAATGATAATCAAATCATCAATAGGTTGTCCAACCAATTCTTCATACATCAATGCATATGCAGTACATTGCCAAAAATAATCTAAAATATCTTCACGCTTTTTAATCTTCTTTGATGTTTTAAAATCAATGACTGATAACTTACCCTCATACTCACCAATGCAATCTACACGACCTGCTAATCCTAGTTGTGCAGACCACAGTCCGACCTCTTGGTAGTGTATGTTATTGATTTTGTTTAGATGTGGTTTGATTGATATGAACATCTCTTTGGCATCAGGCATAACAGTGCCTGGTGGTTTTGTTTCATTGTTCAAATAATATTCACACATGGTATGCATATTAGTACCACGGGATGTAGCATGTTTGGAGATTTTGTTTGCAACCTCTTCACCAACTCTACGGCGCCATGCCATGATGGCCTCTTTTTTCTGAGCGCCCACCACCGTGGTCACCGATGGTAACTTTTTACCATCAGGCGTGACATAATATCTTTTCCCGTCAGGAAAAGTTTGAGATTCAATTTTTGGAATCTCTTTTGGCGGGCAATAAATGAACATTATAATCCTAACTTTAATTTTTTGTATTCAAG